TTGTGGCTATCATGGCATAGTAATAGAAGTGATTACGCCACGCGCTACCGCAAATACTACGAGCTTATAGCAGATAAGGCAGTAGATGATGCGCAGCAAGATGAAACATGGCTAGGACATTTCATAGATGGTGAATATTTATACAGCGCAATCGGTCGGCTTAATGAACATGATGCAATCTTATTGCGTCTATACTCAAAACCTGACTTCGACTATAAACAACTTAGCAACGACACAGGCATACCCAATGCATACCTGCGTCTATCAATACACAGAGCATTAAAAAGAATCAGAAATTATGTACAACTTCAACGTGCCTCCAGTAATTCAACGCGAACGGCTGGAGATTTGTAAGAAATGCAAATGGTACAACCACAAATGGGGCACTTGCGGCACGCCACTAATCGGCGGCACAGTAGATCCCGAAGAAAACTTTGTGACGTACTACAAAGAGCCTGTAAAGCTATGCGGCTGCTTTATGTCGCATAAGGTCAAGTACCGATTTACATCCTGCCCCGCACACAAGTGGTCGGCGTTGAACTGGAGTGATGCGGATATCTTAAAACTAAACGAGTTTATTGAATCAATCACAGGCAAAGCAAAGATTACACAGGAGGATAACGAAGTGCTGTTTCGTTTTTTTAGTCAGATGACGGGCAAGCGTGAACAACCTACTACATGTGCATCTTGCATCCGTGAACTAATCACTGAGTTCAGAAGACAGCTAGGGAAGCTGAATGAACAGCACGGGCCTAGATAACAATATCTTATAGAAATTTATTGAATCAAATGGAAAAAACAAGAAACGACAAAGGTCATTTGCTACCCGGTCACAGTGGCCTAAAACCAAAGGGTGCAGTCAGTGAAAAGACAAAGATGTGGAATGAACTCGGCGAATGGTTTGTGCAGGAAGGTGCGCAAAAGTGCATGCGCATTATGAATGACATGGAAGATGAAGAGTACATCAAACACTATACTGCACTGCTCGAATACTTCAAACCAAAACAGGCACGCATCACACATAGCGGTGATGAAAAAGCCCCGGTTATTATTCAAGTGCATTCTGACTTGTAACAAAAACACATTAAAAACTACAATACAACAGCAAGATGAAAATCAGGGTGAACATAGCGGCGAATGCAAAGGCCGTGACTATTGGTCAATACATCGACTATCAGAATGCGGTCGATGCTTCGGAGCGTGTGCGAGTGATCACGGGAAAAAGCATGGATAGCATCAAGCTATTACAGGCAAATGTGATAGATGAAATCATTATGAAGTTCGATGCGGCCATACAACTTTGCACAGATGGTTTTGAGCGCAAGGTGCGTGTAGGTGCGATTGAACTTGGATTTATTCCCGACCTCACACAAATGACGTTTGGTGAGTATGTTGACCTCGATAGTACATGTACAAACTTGTACAAGGACGGCAAGTTAAACGCAGATGCTGCGCTAAAGATGATGGCTATCCTATACCGTCCAGTGATGGCAAAGTGGGTAGGACGCTATGACATTGAGAAATATGATAGCTTAAAAGTACCTCGGTACATCGACGATGTAAAGAAGCTCACGCTTGACCATGTGCTAAACGTGCTGGTTTTTTTTTCAAGTTTAGAACAGGAACTATACGGCAGTTCCCTAGACTATTTGGCAAAAGAGATAACGGAGATAGTGACGGAAGCAGCGAAGATGAATACACTCCAGAGGGCTTAGATGTGTACGGATGGTTTCATATAATTGAGGTGTTAGCCGACCGTGATATAACTAAGTTTGACATGGTCACAGACCGCAGGGCATACGAGGTTTTTACGCACTTGACATACTTAGCCGACTATGTGCAGGTGCAAAAGATAGAAAGTAAAAAACGAAATAGGTAATGAATAGTTACAATTACAGTTACAACGTTTTGATTAATCGCCTGGAGGCATTTGCCGCAGGTCACTTGCTTATCAAGCGATTCACGCACGGACAGATTGACCTTGCGGATATGGATCAAGATGAGCAATACCCATTCATGCACGTTGTACCTAACAACATCAAACCTGTTGACGGTGGTATGCAGTTTGATTTTCAAATCATCTTTGCAGACATCCCGCGTGACAAAGAAGTCAAAGCAGAATATCAACGCGAAGTCATTAGTGACTGCGTGCGACTTGCGCAAGATTTAATTTCAGAAGTCAAGAACGGTCTTGTGTTATTTGGTTTTGATGTGCAGCTAGTAACGCCGCCCGTCATTGAGCCATTCATGGAAGAGTATAAAAACACGCTTACTGGTGTCACTTTTTCACTACAACTTGAAGTACCGTGGGATTGGAGCGCATGTGATATTCCCGCTGTTTGGGCAGTTGGTGGTTCGTCATCGGGCGGCAGTGGTTCGCCTATTGGCATTGTGTTACGCACCAACGGAGTTGACAACGCAGTTCAAAATATTCTTGACCTTGTTGCCGGGACAAACATTACAATCACAGACAACGGTGATGGCTCGGTAACGTTTGATGCAAGTGGTGGTGGAGGTGCGGCTGTTTATGTATCCACTGAGTTCAACACAAATCACGTTACTGCATTAGGCAATCCTTATGTGATAGGTGATAGGGTATGGTACAACGGCAGCGTGTATGCGTGTATAGCTAACAACGACGCAATCAACCCAACTAACCCCGCATATTGGACATTGCAAGCTGTGGGCTATCGCTTGCGTCAAACGCCCGTAGACTGGAATGCGACAAGTGGCGATTACCAAATATTGAATAAGCCCACCATACCGAGCCCGCAAGGATTACAGGATGTTATAACGACCGACAACGTACTAACGCAAGACAATACTATTGATTGCGACACTTTTGAGTTAACTATTAATGACACCTCAAACTTTACGGTAAACTTGCATCTGCATCGGGTGCTGAAACTTCATTGACCTTATCACCGACATCCGCTAAGTTAATCACCCCTGCTGTTGACGCTGGCACAGCCACAGTTGGGCAGGTGCTTGGATTAAGTAATGCGGGCACAGGTGAAATTGAATTTATCACAGTTGCAGGTGGTGGCGGCACAGTGTCCAGCGTTGGCCTTACAATGCCCGCACCAACTAACGCTGCATTTAGTGTTGGTGGTTCACCCGTTACCACATCGGGCACACTTGCCGTCACAGCTAACGGTACAAGTGATCAGTATATAGACGGCACAGGTGCACTGCGCACACTTCCATCCACAGGCGGTGGTGGTGGGCAGGTGTTTTACTTTAATGGCAACGTGTCGATGGGTAGCTTTGGTGGCAATCCATACTATGAGTTAGGCACAGCGGCTAACACTGGCCCCGCTGCTAACTTTACTGCATCAGTTACAGGAGCACTTGCAAGATTTATCACAGCAAACAACAGCCCCAACCACGTGTTGATACCTGCGGGTGTGTGGACAATTGATGTTTACTTGAGTGAGACAGGTGGCGGCGCAAACCATGCTCAAATACTTGCCAAACTTTACAAGTACAACGGCTCAACCTTCACGCTAATTGCCACTTCCACCATGGAAGAAATTACAAACGGTAACGTGCCTGACTTGTATAGCTTTACTATATCAGTACCCACCACAGTAACGGCAGCGACCGACCGCATACACATCGAGTTTGACATTCAAAACACCAACGGCAAGACCGTCACGCTTTACACTGAAGATGGCCGCATTGGTGAAGTACACACTACATACGCAATCGGTATCAGTTCGCTTAATGGGCTAACCGAGAGCACGCAAAACTTTGCAGTTGGTACAACCGGGACAGACTTTGCAATCAGTAGCGTAGGAAGTACGCACACATTCAACCTGCCCACTGCGAGTGCGGCAAATCGTGGTGCATTAAGTAGTGCTGACTAACGCTGCCCAATCCAAGTGATGTGCGTTACTTGCGTGTAAACGCAGATAACACGGTGAGCGCATTGACGCTTGCACAGTTTAAAACAGATATCGGATTAGGCACTGGCATTGTCGCGGCAAATCAAAGCAATGTGGGTATTACATTTGAAGATGTCACTAGCTTATCCTTTGCAGTTACAGCAAACAAGACGTACAAGTGGCGTGCTACAATTTCTTTTGGTTTAACTTCAGGCACTGCGATGTTTTCAAGCAATGGCCCTGCAACCAGCATCAACAACGCTCGATTCACAATGGCTACGGCTGCAACAACTAACACGATTAGTAATCAAACAGCATACGATACTGGTACTAACGTGGCAATTACTAGCAATGGTCTATGCACAGCGGATGGCATTGTGCGCGTAACTGCATCAGGCACTTGGACTATTCGCTTTCGCTGCTCAATTGCGGGTAACTTAACTGTGCGTGCTGGTTCAATAGTAGAGTTTGAAGAAGTATTATAATGGAAGATTACGAAGCATTACTAAACGAATATGCGGCTATGGTCGTAGAGCGTGCGCAAAGTAACCTGCGCATCAAACGCCGCGTGCGTGGTAAGGTGGTGAATCGTGTTGCATCTGGTAATTTGCTTAATTCACTTACCTACAAACTGCGCATACGTTATAACAAGCCTACTATTGACTTTACCGTAAAAGGTGATGCGGGCAGGTATGCGGATGTGATTGAGTATGGACGCAAACCATATCCGGGTGATCCAACGAAACGACCGCCATATAGGGACATTATGCAGTGGATAAAAATCAAACCACTCAAACTGCGCAACAGACAAGGTGAATTCATCAAGTCAACTGAGAGCGCAATCAAATCCGCAGCTATCGCCATTGCAAAGAGTATTGGTGAGAATGGTATTCAGGGCATCAACTACTATCAAGATGCAATCAATGATACATGGGAAGATTACAGCGAGCAATTAATTCAGGCATATGCCAAAGGTGTTGAACAACGTTTCCTACTTAACTTAAGATAATGGCAATTACAATAGAAGACCAGCCGTACACATGGAGCGCACGTGGGCAGAAGCTCATGATTGTTGCATCAAGTACTAACACAGCGCAAGATGGATTTCAGTACGGTGTGACTGTGACGAACTATAACACTACACAGGTATTTGATTTTTACATTTCACCTGCAATAGATGGCAAGTTGTATTTTGATTTGCAGTCGGTGGATAGTTGCGGGTGTGCTAACTGAGAATGCAGGTAGTTCAGTCAATAGTGCTGATTGCATCTACATCAATCAATACTACCAACCAACAGACGGATACAAGCCCGACCCTAATGCAGGGCCACAGAACGTAAAGTTTGCAATGACTAATGCCACATCACTTGTAATGAGTGATAGACAAATCACAACAAAGTACCCACCCATCTTTGCAACATGGGGTATTGCAGCGGGTAAAATTGCAATCGCTGTGCGTGAAGGAGATTACGGATTGCTTTATGTGCCGGGCACTGATAGTTTTTTAGGTAACACTACTGCGACTAAGGCAACGGTTACACTAGTGACATCAACAGGCTTTGGTGTTGCTAGTGACATTAACTTGAACAACTACAACGTTGAAGGCTTGCCTGTATTCCCTGCTAACTTAAATGATCGCACAGGATTATTTATTGCGCGTCCATCTTCTAGTCCGAACTGGAGATACTACCGCGTGCGAATGGTGAATGCAGTAACGGCACAAGTAAGTGTTGACTATATCTTTTGGAATGAGTGCGTGTATGGTAACTGCGAATGCAATTGGCCTAACGTTCGTTTAGCTTGGGTAGGTGCTCGCGGAGGTTACGAATACTTCAACTTTAAAAAGAAAAGTGAATACACTACTGAGGTAGATCGCAAAACTTACAAGCGTCCGCTGTTCAATAGTTCGCCAACTATCTTCTACGCAAATGACCGTGGACTTAACCAGCGCACTAACTTAGCGCAGCGCATATTGACCGTGACAACCGACTATATCACACAACAAGAATTCATCTACTTGCGTGGTTTGATTGTAAGCAATCAGGTGCATCTTGTTAATGATGACGGCAGCTATGTATCTGTCAATATAGATGACACATCGTATGTCGAAAAGACAACCTATGATGGCAAGCTATACAACTTGACGTTGAAAGTAAGAATGGCTAACGAATACTGGACATAACATGAATGGAGAGGTAAGTTTAATTGTACGCAGCAACGAAAGTCCAGACGGTAACACTCAGCTGTTATACACTGGAGGTGCAAGTGTATTTCCAACGTTTGATGTATTCATTGCTGATAACGTTATGCAGTACATCGGTTTTAATGTAACAGTGACTAGCACCATAACAGGTGTAATTGGTACATTCAAACTACTTACTGCTGTTTGGGATGGCACAGTGTCTAATGATTGCACCTTTGAAGGGTGGACTCCTAGCGTTGGTGAGTCGCTCAACTTTTCAATACTTGGTACGCCATCACAGGAGCATTACCTCGACCTTTTCGAAAACGAAAGCATCTCACAGAACTGGCAGTACACCGACCTCAACAACTTCCAAGCATTAGGAGCTTTCAGCCGTGAGTTCAGAGTCCCGGTTACAGACCGTAACCAACTTGCGCTCGGTGCGCTATTCGATGTGAACTATTCAGGTGGTGTAAACAACTACTTCCACTACAAACTACCTGCTGAGATTCGCGTTGATACGCTGCCCATTGCAAAAGGTTACGTGCGTGTACGAAAGATATACCAGCAGCAGGGCAAACTCAACGAGATTGAACTTGCATTTTACGCTGAGACACCTGACCTGTACAAGTCCATAGGTGAAAAGAAACTTGCTGCACTAACCGACCTGCCCAATCTTAACGAGATTGTCAAGTATGATAACGTGACAAATACAGTAGATGAGCGTTTATGGTTTTTGATGGATCGCGGGCAGCTATGGAGTGAGCAAGGGCAGCAAAACACACGT